AGTAGGTGGTGTGTGATGGCTCAAAGAAGCACAAAGGTTTACTCGGCCGACTACACAGAACTTAAAAAACAGCTGGACGCTGAACTTAATCGTCGCGGAAAAAGCGAAGGGACAGGACAGGGCCAGAGCGTTGGAAGCATGGCGGCTTATATCAGTTCTTTTTCTGTCGCCCCTGCGGCCGGTAGGCAAATTACCAATGAGCACATCCAGAAAATTACACAGCCTATCTCGGCGATTACCGGAAGCGCTATCACACCGGAAAACGGCTCCAAGGTTGCTGCAGATGTGCTCACCCGGGCAGCTGCACTGCTTAGCCAATTGAGCGCGATTTCTGAAACTGCAACATCCAGCGGCTGCGGCGGGGCTTGCTCGGGGCTCTGCACTACGGGTTGCTATTCAGCCTGTTCCAGCTGTACCGGCTCATGTACGGGAGGCTGTACCGGCTCGTGCACAAAAAGCTGTGCCAATGATTGCACCGGCTCATGCACCGGCTCTTGTGTGAGCACTTGCACAGGGACTTGCACGGGTTCCTGCACTAAGTCGTGCGCCAACGACTGTACCAGCACCTGTACAGGCACCTGTACTGGCAGCTGTACCGTCACCTGCACAGGAACCTGTACGAAGACATGTGCCAATGACTGCGGGGGAAGTTGTGCTGGCGGTTGCACAGGTACATGCGCTGGAACGTGCGTAGGCACTTGTACTGGTAGTTGCACAGGAAGCTGTACAAAGACGTGTGCGGATAACTGCACTAACAATTGCAAGACATCCTGCAAGGGAGGATGTTCTGGTAGTTGTGATGGTTGTTCAAGTTCCTGCGAGGGAAGCTGCAGCACCAATTGTGCTGATGATTGCACCGGGCAATGCACTTCAGGATGCAGTTCTTACTGTGCCAACAGCTGTCAAGATAGCTGTTCTGGATCTGGATGCATGTTCAATTGCGAGAGCGGATGCTCTGATAGCTGCAGAGGGGATTGCAACAGTCACTGTGGCTCACAGTGCACAAGTGGTTGCGATTCAAGTTGCGATGGATGTTCTGGATCGTGTTCCGGTGGCTGCACGAGCTGTTCAGGATTCTTATTTTAAAAAATACAGGAGGAAAAGATGGACGCTACTATTCATTATGCAAGTAACGGCGACTCAGATGCAGATGCATCGTATCTCAGAAATCTGCCGATCATTAAGCTCCTTCAAAAGGCCACCATCGATGTCGATGACTGGAGTGTGCTCTTGTCTGCCGCTCCTAACGGCGAAGATAAGCTTTTCTGGTGTCTTGGATATGCTGGCGCTCTTTGTGCTATCGACGCAACAGACTTCGATGACTGGTTTATCTACTGCCTTACAGTCGTGGACTCCGCTTTGCAAGCCTGCAAAATCGAGAGCGTTTCTGATGAGCGCCGAAACCTGCTGGCTCTTGGGCTGGCATCGAGAACTTTTAATTTTGCAGCAAATCCTGTCACCAAAGATCTGAAATGTAATGACGCATTACTCGGCGCTGGCGATTACCGTTGTTCTGAAGATGCTGATATCTTTGCCATGTGGTTTGTTCTTCGCATCTTGACTGAATATCTGAGGCTTGACTTCAACAGCAATCTGCGGGCTTTGACAAATGCCATGGTGTCCATGAACAAAATTCGGGAACGGTACAGCCAGATTGCAGACAGACTTCCGAAAATTGATGCCTGCTGAGATCTGAAAAGGGGAAGAGTATGAAAATTGTAGAGTTGACTACCATCGAGAGCGAAACTGTAGAGCGTGCTTTTTATGAGGCACAGTCGTATGAGTCGCTCATGGCGGTTCTCAGCCGACAGCTGAATGCCAATGCGAACCCTGAAACGACCAAGATCCTTATGCATTATGCAGAGCTGTGCAGAGCTGCACAAATGAAGCTTAAAATGGCACAGGATACCGTCGTTTCGCGGTATATTGACCTGAACGATCCGCGATATGTCCGATACCAATTCGATTTCGGCAGGGAGGAGGTCCATCTCCTTGAAAAACAAGAGATTTGAGGACTACGGAAATACAGTCCAAAGACTGTACTGCCGAGACCTTCCTGAAACCAGCAGTGCATGCCGCAATATCACATTTCAGGTTACGAACGGCTGCAATCTTCGGTGTTCTTATTGCTATGAGCATCACAAGGGATCGGAGCATATGAGCGTCGAGACCGGCAGAAAAATTGTTGATTACTTGCTTGACCAGTACGAACGCAACGATTCGGACTTCATCAACTGGAATACACGGGCTGTCGTTCTCGACTTTATCGGCGGAGAACCGCTTCTTGAGGCCACTTTGATTGAACAGATCTGTGATTACTGGTTTTCCGAATGCTTCCGTCGCGACATTCCACTGGCTCCGTTCACAAGGATCTCTTTTGCTACGAATGGTCAACTCTGGTTTAGCTCTGAAGCGCAGCATTTGATTGAAAAGTATCACGACCTCATGTCAATCACGATTAGCATTGACGGCGTTCAGGATCTTCACGATATGTACCGCCTCGATGAACACGGTAACGGGAGCTTTGTAAAAGCATGGACCGCATTTCAAGATGGAAAGCGCCGCTTTGGATGGGCCAACAGCAAAATGACTTTTGTTCCCGGGTCATTCCCGTACATTTCCGATAGTCTCAAGATGATGTTAGATGAAGGATGCTCTGATGTCGCTTGTAACTACGCATATGAACCTGTGTATACGCCTGCAGATGGACGGTCTCTGTATGAGCAGCTGAAGATCGTGTCCGACTACATTGTAGACAACAAACTGGATGTTGTTGTCACGATTCTCGATAGTCTGCTCGGCGGAAAAGCTAAAGACGACAAGAATTTCTGCGGTGGCACAGGCGCTATGTTATCGTTTGCGCCGGATGGGAGCGCCTATCCATGTATTCGATATGCTCCTATCAGCATTGGTGTGGAAAAAGCCAAGAAAGTCCGCTTCGGAAGCGTCTACGATGGACTATATGTCACTGATGAGCAAAAACGTGTAAAAGCGGATCTTGACGCAATTACTCGTACAACACAGTCTCCAAAAGAATGTTTGGAATGCCCTGTGTCTGCAGGGTGCGGCTGGTGTTCTGGCATGAATTATGAGGTGTTTGGTACAGCCAATAAGCGTACCACCTCTATTTGCTGGGCACACAAGGCCCGTGTCCTTGCGAGTGCCTATTATTATAATCACCGGTATATCGAAATTGGGGACTGCCTGCCCATCAAAGCGGAACTGCCGGAGTTGGACGCTCTGTCGATCCTGCCCTCTTGGGAGTACGACGAATTCCTTGAAATTGAGAAAAGGGCGCTTGCGAAATTTGCAAAGACGGTTGGTGTTCACTGAAAGGAGAAGCAATGGCCATTCTTGTTGCCAATACAAAGCTTGAGAATTCAGACTTTGCATGGTATGAATTTTATGTTGACAATGTTGCTGACATTGATTCTTTGCCTACACGCACATCTACGGGAAAAACTTATGTCGTCAAAAAGTATGCTCGTCCGATGAGTACAGCATATTGCATAAGGGAAGCACGACAATACATGCTTGATTCAAGCAATAATTGGCGTCCCATGTGCGGTTTGTCTGATGATGTTCTTGACGCACTTGCAATAAAGGCTGACTATGTTTTGAACCTGCGTCAAGATACCGAAGATTTTCGTAATGCAGCTGCCAATAGCGCTTCTGCTGCAAAACAAAGCGAGGATAATGCTCATACCAGTGAAGTCGCTGCTGCAAACAGTCAAACCGCCGCTTCAAATTCTGAGGTGGCAAGTAGGACCTCAGCAGAATCTTCTGCCAGCAGTGCATCATCTAGCGCCGACTCCGCAAATGCAAGCGCAACCAGCGCAGCCGAGTCAAAAGAAAGTGCCGCTCAGAGTGCAGACAGTGCATCTGAAAGTGCATCCAGCGCTTCCGCATCAGCCTCAAGCGCATCCGCTGCTAAAGCCAGTGAGGAAAATGCTGCCAGCAGAGCTATAGAAGTTCTTGCGTCCGAAAATGCAGCTAAACAGAGTGCACAAAACTCTGCAAATTCTGCTGTTGACAGCGCTTCTAGTGCATCTGAAAGTGCATCCAGCGCTTCCGCATCAGCCTTAAGCGCATCCGCTGCCAAAGTCAGTGAGGAAAATGCTGCTGCGTCTTCAGCTGCAGCTCAAGCGAGTGAATCTAACGCACTGAAAAGCGAGAATAATGCTGCAGATTGTGCAGCCTCCGCAGCTCAGAGTGCTGAAAAAGCTAAGATTTATGTCGGAACTGATTCAACCCTGTCCACTGAGGGTGCCCCTGCCGATGCAAAAGCGACCGGTGATGCGCTGGAAGGAAAGGCCGACAAGACCGAGGTCTCCAACGCTCTGTCCCAAAAGAGCGACACGACCCACACCCACGATCTGAGCGCACTCATCAACACGCTGAGCACGGGCAGCGCCACCCCGCAGGATGCAGATTACTATGTATCCCAATATGCCGGCGGCGGAGACACAACGACCACTTACCACCGCAGGCCTATGAGCGCCCTGTGGGCGTATATCAAGGGCAAGGCGGAAAGCGTATTTGCGGCCAAGATCCACACCCACAACTATGCCGGTTCCGGTTCTGCGGGCGGCTCGGCCAACAGTGCCGTCAAACTCGATACCGCAACCGCGGGCAGTGCGACGAAACCGGTATATATCAGCGGTGGCAAGCCGGTGGCCTGCACTCACTCGCTGGGCAAGGATGTACCGGCCAACGCCGTTTTTACTGACCACACTTACACCAAGATGACCGCCGCCACGGCCAGCGCGGCTGGCAAAGAGGGCCTTGTGCCTGCACCCGCAGCCGGTGCACAGGGTAAATTTTTGCGCGGGGATGGGACGTGGCAGGCCGTTGCGGCCAAAGAAGCCGTGGATGCCGCGCTGGCAGAGATTCAGGCGCAGGTCGCAAAAGCTGGCGCGCCGACCGAACGTCTGGCCTTTGTCACGCAGATCTCTGCAAACAAATGGGGCTGGAACCAGACCATGAGCTGTGAAGCCACCATTCCTAAAGGTGTGGATTTCATCCGCATCACTCCGAATAATTTCGATTCTCCGTATGTGTTCCAGTTTTCTGCCAATAAAGATTTAAGCCTTACAGGCGGAAACAGCAAGGCGGTATCCGCGATCTGCGCATCTAATGCTGATTTCAAATACACTGCCAGCAACCGCAAGATCAAAATAACCGCCTACGATACCAGTATCGGCAGAACCTGCATTCAGGGATACAAATACGGCACTGCTGCCACTCCCTGCATCGTCTGGACTGAGGGCGACGGCACATCCGCTAAAGACCATGACATCGATTATATCGAGATCAAGGAGCGGTATAATGCAAGCAGCTCTAGTGACTACAAGAACACTGTAGAAGCTGTTGCCCGCGTCGTGAAAGGCAGCACGTATGCGACCGCTGGCGGGGCCACAGTCACTTTTGCCAGCGACGGCACCGTAACGGCCAGCGAATATTCCGGCACGCTTGTGGGCTACCGGTACATGACGCTGACAGAAGTTTCAGAGCAGTTAGCATCCACTCAATCCGCTCTGGCCGATGCCGACGCGCTGAACCTTGATCAGGATTACCGCCTGACTCTTTTGGAGCTGGGCGTGACCGATGATGAAACAACCGCATGAACAGAAAGGAATGACTACTATGGCACTTTACAACACCTGCAAGCGCATGATCGAGCGCGGCCAGATCGATGGTATGGCAAAGAAGCTGGATATCTTCTACGCCGCCAACAAGCTGACCGATGAACAGTACGCAGAACTGACCGAGATGCTGACCGAAAAGGCCAACGCAGCAAAGGCCAAGAAATAAAAACAGGAGCTGAAAATTCAAAATGGCACTCTCGAACACGGCGACGCCGATCTACTACGGCCGGTTCCGGGAGGCCGTGATGCGCGGAGAGATCCCCGTTTGCAGAGAGATCAGCATGGAGATGAACCGGATCGACGACCTGATCGCAAACCCGGGCATCTACTATGATGATAAGGCCATCAACGGCTTTATTGCGTTCTGCGAGGACGAGCTGACCCTGACCGACGGCGGCGATGTGAAGATGCTGGACAGCTTTAAGCTGTGGGCAGAACAGATCTTTGGCTGGTACTACTTTGTGGAGCGGAGCGTGTATGTGCCGAACCCGCACGGGGCAGGCGGACACTACGAGACCAAGCGCATCAAGAAGCGGCTGGTGACGAAGCAGTATCTTATCATCACACGTTCGGCCGCAAAGACCATGTACCTGGAATTTTTGCAGGCGTACTTTATGACCGCCAACACGAACACCACCCAGCAGCTGACCACAGCGCCTACTATGAAGCAGGCCGAGGAAGTGCTGGCACCCTTCCGCACCGCGTTGGCACGGGCAAAGGGGCCGGTGCTGAAGTTCATGACCAATGGCAGCCTGCAGAACACCACTGGTGCGAAAGCAGACCGTGTGAAGATGGCAAGTACCAAAAAAGGCATTGAGAACTTTGTGACCAACAGCCTTTTGGAAGTGCGCCCCATGACCATTGAAAAGCTGCAGGGCAGGCGCGACACGGTGGCTACCGTGGACGAATGGCTAAGCTGCGACATCCGAGAAGACCCCATTGGTGCCATTGAGCAGGGCGCGGCGAAAAACGAGAACTACCTGATCGTTGCGGCAAGCAGCGAGGGCACGGTGCGCAACGGATGCGGCGACGACATCAAAATGGAATTGCTGAGCATCCTGAAGGGGGAGTACGTAAACCCGCATGTCTCTATCTGGTACTACAAGCTGGACAGCATTGAGGAAGTGGGCCGACCGGAGATGTGGCTGAAGGCAAACCCGAACCTGGGCAAGACTGTGAGCTACGAGACCTATCAGCTGGACGTGGAACGAGCCGAAAAATCGCCCAGTGCTCGGAATGACATCCTTGCAAAGCGCTTCAACCTGCCGATGGAGGGTTACACATTCTTTTTCCCATATGAGGAGACCCTTTGCCACCGACCGAGAAGCTACTGGCAGATGCCATGCGCCATGGGCGCGGACCTGAGCATGGGCGATGATTTTTGTGCGTTTACGTTTTTGTTTCCGCTTTCAAGCGGATATTTTGGGGTAAAGACGAGGGACTACATTACCAGCTACACCCTGAGCCAGCTGCCCGTGAGCCGGAGAAACCAGTACGAAGAGTTCATGAAAGAGGGGACACTATTCGTATTTGACGGCACGGTGCTGGACATGATGCAGGTGTATGAAGACCTTGATAACTTCGTGCAACAGAACCAGTACGACGTGCGGGCGTTTGGCTACGACCCCTACAACGCGCAGGAATTCGTGGAGCGCTGGGGGCAGGAGAACGGCACCTTTGGCATTACGAAAGTAATTCAGGGTGCGAGGACCGAGAGCGTGCCGCTGGGCGAGCTGAAAAAGCTGAGCGAACAGCGGAAGCTGCTGTTTGACGAAAAGCTGATGCAGTTTGCAATGGGTAACTGCATTGCACTGGTGGACACCAACGGCAACCGGAAGCTTTACAAGCAGCGGCAGGACCAGAAGATCGATGCTGTGGCAGCTATGATGGATGCTTACATTGCGTGGAAGCAGAACCGGGATGCGTTTGAGTGATTAGTAGTGAAATGGGCAACTATCCACGAGGGTATATTTTCCCTGTAAGTCTATGTTCATTTCGTTTGCTTCTGCTTGTTTTTCAGGTGAAGCTTTTTGGCCATTGACCAATACGCGCAGGTGCATTTTACGTTGGCCTAAGCGTTCTTTTGCTTCTTTTGAATCGGGAGCCAACGGTTCTTCATTTGTGTCTATTGCAGTTACTGGTTCGACGACATGAGCTGATGAATCAGAACTTGCGAACATTTCAGGTGCTGATTCGTCAACAAAAAGTTCTTTGTTTTTCATCCACCAATCAAATACAATGCACGCACCTGTAAATACTAAGCAACCTACTTTGATAATTTGAGGATGCTTCTCAGAAAAAGACTGTTTGGGGCTATCTTTTTCATCAAAGTAATCAAGGCCGAGTTCAAGACCACCCATGTCGCAGTAAGGACACTGTATGGACTTTTTCTTTCGGTTGGGTATTAGAATCTCGCTACCGCAGTTCGGGCAAGTGACCGTCATGCAGAGCACTCCTTTCGTCGTTACTCGAAAATATAGGTATGATAGGACACAACAATCTCGGTATCGAGTGGGTACCAATCGCCGGTTTTAAAGGAAGGTGCACCGTCTACAGTGATCTCTATGATGTCGTACTGAGCGTGATTTTTGCCAAGAACGAGATCCTGCTTTGGCTGATCGACGATATTGATGAAACCGGCATCACGCAGCTTTTTCATGACATCGCGGGCATCTTCGCTCATGGAAATGTTTGGCATGCGGACTTCACCCATAGCAAGGTGCGATGCGGCTATCTCTTCATCCTTCAGGCGGGCAAGCTCGGCCTGATGGGCGGCGAGTTCCTGTTCCCGCTTTTGATTGATGGAATCGTAAACGCCGCGGCAGGCGAGAAGAGCAACAATGAGAACGACGCTGATGAGGATTTTCCGTTCGTTGGCACGATAGTAATTGATTACCTTGGCAATTGCGCGCCCAGCCTGGCGGGCATGTTTTTCGTGCTGAGCGGAGGCCCATTCTTCGTAAGCACGCTGTTCTTCAGCGTCTTTTGTCTCCTGCTCTTTGCGGATACGCTCGGCTTGGTCTGCTTCGCGCTGGATGCGCTCTTCTTCGGCCTTCTTTTTGGCGCGGCGCTCCTCGATGGGAGAGGCAAAAAGGTTGATGACACGATCGACATTCTGGGCCTGCTTGATCTTTGCATCATCGACGATATGCTCGGTGTGCTCTGATTTGGAGTAGTTATAGTTCACGTTGATATTAACGCGGACCTGTGCTCCGCAGGACGCACACTGAATGACTTTTGCGTTGGCATCTTCAAACAGGATCTTTGCTCCGCATTTGGGGCATTTAGCACTCCACATACACGATTCCCCTTCCTCACAGAATGGCTGTTAAAGCCAGTATAGCATAAACGCAAATAAAAGCAATAGAGCGCGAAAGAAGGTGAGTAAATGACAAATCAAAATGACTGGTGGCAGCACCGGAACAGCACCCTGTGCCACTGGGGCATCAAGGGCATGAAATGGGGCGTGCGACGGTACCAGAACAAGGATGGCACCCTGACCGTAGCCGGAAAGAAGCACTATGCCGGGGATGGAAACGCCGGTGAAGGTGCGACCGCAAAGACGGAGTACGCCCCGAAGCGGAAGGGTGGCAAGGCCGAGGACTACTCGGACGAAGAGCTGCGGGCACGGATCAACCGCCTGCAGATGGAAAAGCAGTACCGCGACCTGCAGGGGGATACCAACATCCGCGCGGACGACCCGAACCGGGAACTGAAAGCGGAGAAAGAACGGCTGCAGCTGCAGAAGGACGTGAAACAGCTGCGCAGTGATGTGTACGGCGGGCAGAGCTTTGTGAAAAGCGTGATGAAGGACGCCGGGAAGCAGTTCCTGACTAAGGCTGTGGCGGGCGCAATGAGTTACAGCGCAAAGCAGTTTGTGACGAACACCTTTGAAAACCCTGATCTGGCAAATGCCATTGTAAGCGGCAGCGCCAGTGGCGGACAGGCAAAACAGGACGACAAGAAGAACTGACCGGGAGGAAAAATCAAAATGGCGATAAACGTTGGCTCCCGCCTGAAACGGGCGTGGAACGCCTTTACGAACCGGGACCCTCCCGGGAAGAACTACTATGGCGGAGGAAGCAGCTACCGGCCTGACCGGGTACGGCTGAACCGTGCAAACGACCGCACGATCATGACCGCCATATATACCCGCATTGCCATGGACGCAGCGGGCATCACAATCAACCACGTAAGGCTCGATGAAAACGGACGCTACGACGAAACCGTTGATTCGGGCCTTAATTGCTGTCTGAACCTTTCCGGCAACAAGGACCAGACCGGCAGGGCACTGCGGTATGACATGTTCCTCTCTGTACTGGACGAGGGCGCGGCGGCGCTGGTGCCGGTGGACGTGGATGTGGACGAAGAGACCGGCAAAGCGAAGATCCTTTCCATGCGGGTGGCGAAGGTGAAGGAATGGTACCCCGATGATGTGCGGCTGGAAGTGTACAATGACCAGACCGGGCAGAAAGAGGAGATCACCCTGCCGAAAGCAGAAGTGGCCCTGATCGAGAACCCGTTCTACGCCGTGATGAACGAACCGAACGGCACCATCCAGCGCCTGATCCGCAAGCTGAACCTGATGGACGTGGTGGATGACCAGCTGGGATCTGAAAAACTGGATCTTATCATCCAGCTGCCATACGTGGTACGCAACGAGATCCAGAAAAAGAGAGCGGACGACCGGAGAGCTGAGATCGAACGGCAGTTGACCGGCTCCAAATATGGCATTGCCTACACCGATGGTTCGGAACACATTACACAGCTGAACCGCAGCCTTGAAAACAACCTCCTGAAAACCGTGGAATACCTGACCAACATGGCATACAGCCAGTTAGGCATTACCCCGGAGATCATGAACGGTACAGCAAGCGATGCGGTGATGACGAACTATGAGAACCGTACCATTGAACCCCTTGTGGCAGCAGCCGTGGACGAGCTGAAGCGAAAGTTTTTGACCGAGGAGGACCGGAAGGAAGGCCGCGAGAGCATGATGTACTTCCGCGACCCGTTCAAGCTGGCACCGGTGAGTGCTGTTGCCGAGATGGCGGACAAGTTTACCCGCAACGAGATCCTGACAAGCAATGAGTTCCGGCAGCTGCTGGGAATGAAGCCCTCGAAGGATCCGAAGGCGGACGAACTGCGGAACAGCAACATTTCGCAATCCGACGCGGAGATTGCTGAGAGAAACAAAACGATCACGGCTGGAAAGGAAGCCGTAGAAAGGAGTATGGCAAATCAAAATGGCGAAGTTTGATTATGACTGCAGCGGCTGGGCCACGAAGGCTAAGACCAAGTGCTATGATGGCCTGACCATTGCACCGAATGCGTTCCAGGAATGCGACGGTAAAGTTGTGACCATGGTGTACAACCATGACCATGACAATCTGGAAAACGTCCTTGGCCACTGCCTGCTGGAGAACCGGCCCGGGGGCATGTATTGCTACGCAAAGTTCAACGATACGGATACCGGCCGGACCGCGAAGGCCTGCGTGGAAAATGGCGACCTGAACGCTTTTTCCATCTATGCAAACTGCATCAAGAAGACGGGCAACACGGTCCAGCACGGCATTATTCAGGAAGTGAGCCTTGTGCTGGCAGGCTGCAACCCGGGTGCGCTGATTGACGAGGTGGTGAAGCACAGTGCTGACGAGGACTACGAGGGCGGCGAAGCATTCATCTACACAGACGGCGGCCTGAGCATTGCCCACGGACTGGACCCGGACGGTGAACCGCTGGACGACCTTGTACACAGCGGTGATGCAGCGACCGACGAAACAACACAGAAGGAAGCCAAGATGGCGGACGAACAGAAGGACGGCAAGACGCTGGAAGAGGTGTACAACAGCATGACACCCGAACAGCAGGAGTGCTGCCACGCACTGGTGGGCATGGCCCTGGAAGAGCGTGACGGAGAAGAGACTAACGGTGAGGAGGAAAAAACCGTGAAGCAGAACGTATTTGAGAAGGACACGAAGGACACCGTGCTGAAGCACAGCATTGACGAGATCAACAAGGTGGTGAAGACCGCCAAGACCTGCGGCACCATGAAGGCTGCTTTTGCAAACGCCGGCATTGAGGACAGCGAGGTGAACGCTCTGTGCCACGGCATTGACAACATCGACTGGCTGTTCCCGGAAGATCACCTGCTGGACACCCCGCCCCGCATCATTGACAAGCCCGACGACTGGGTGAGCGTGGTGATGGGCGGCGTGAAGCACATCCCGTTCAGCCGCTTCAAGAGCCTGTTCGCCGACCTGACCGAGGACGATGCACGTGCCAAGGGCTACCTGAAGGGCAACTACAAGACGGAAGAGGTGTTCGGCCTGCTGCGCCGCTCCACTGGCCCGACCACGGTGTACAAGAAGCAGGAGCTGGATCGCGACGATGTGGTGGACATTACCAGCTTTGACGTGGTGGCATGGCTGCATAACGAGATGCGCTACAAGCTGAACCGTGAGCTGGCACTGGCCTACATTCTGGGTGACGGCCGCATGGCAGCAAGCCGTGACAAGATCGATGAGAACTGCATCCGTCCGGTGTTCAACGACGCCGACCTGTTTACCATCAAGGTGCAGGTGAAGACCACCGGCCTTTCCACCGTGGAGGACAAGTACAAGGCCTTTATCAAGCAGGCCATCCGTGCCCGCAAGGACTACCGCGGCAGCGGCACCCCGACTATGTTTACCACCGAGGATGCCCTGACCGAGATGCTGCTGCTGGAAGACGGCATGGGCCGCCAGCTGTATACGGACGAGGCCGCACTGGCCCGCAAGCTGCGTGTTGCCAAGATCGTGACCATTCCCGAAATGGAAGGCCGCAAGGGTGCCAAGGGCGGTGATCTGGCTGCTGTGATCGTGAACCTGGCCGACTATACCGTGGGCGCGGACAAGGGCGGTGCCGTGAGCATGTTCGATGACTTTGACATCGACTTCAACGCACAGAAGTACCTGATCGAGACCCGCTGCTCCGGCGCACTGACCAGCCCCTACAGCGCTATGGCCATCGAGTGGGCGGCATGAGAGACTCCTTCAGTCTCACAGTCCGCCTGACGGCGGCGCTGTTCGCCAGCTCCCTCAATGAGGGAGCCTTTTTCAAAGGAAAGGATGATAGAAAATGCTGAACAAGCTCTATGAGCAGGGCAAGGACCTGCACGTTGCAAACTACATGGCCTACGGCAAGACCGCGGACCACAAGCTGTACGCTGACGCCACTTTCAAGGAGACTGTGACCAAGGAAGAGATCGAGGATGCCTTCAAGAAGGGCCGTCTGGTGATCGTGGAGGGCGCAAACTATCTGGTGCCTGTGGCCTTTGGTGCGACCGGCGTGATCACCGTTGTGACCGGCGAGACCGTGAAGACCCAGGCATGGGCGGCTTCTGCCGAAAAGTAAGCAGAAAATTCAAAATGGAGTGAAAGTGCTATGAGCAAGTGGTTTGGGAAGCTTGGTTTCGTGGAGACCAAGGAGACAGAGCCGAGTGTGTACTCGGAGATCGTGACAGAGCGTGACTGTTACGGCGACCTTATGCGAAATACGCGCAGGAACCAGTCCAGTGACAAGGTGAACGATGATATCAGCCTTGCGAACACGTTAAGCGTTATCGCTGACCCGTATGTTCAGGAGCACTTTTGCAATCTCCGGTATGTGACGCTTTACGGCGGAAAATGGAAGGTGACGGACGCGAGCGTGGAGTACCCACGCATCGTGCTGACGCTGGGAGGGTTATGGCATGGCAACGAAACTGAGTGAAAGACGCTCCGGGCTGGATGCGCTTTTGCGCAGCATCGTGAAACAGCGGTGCGGCAGTGAAAACGTGTACTACCAGCCGCCTGCAAACCTGCGGATGAAATACCCTTGTATCTGCTACAAGCTGGAAAAGATCCGCAGCCCGAAGGCTGACGACCGCGTATACCGCCAGACCTTCCATTATTCTGTTACCGTGATCGACACGAAACCAGACAGCGAAATGACAGCGGCCATGAGTTTGCTTGCAAAGGCTTCTTATGACCGCCATTTTATTTCGGACAACTTATACCACGACGTATTCAGCGTGTGGTACTGATACCTATTTATAAAGGAGGACAAAACCTATGGCAAAACTGAATTGGGACGTTGACGGTACCCGCAAGTTCCACGCCGGTGTTTCGCACGGCGTGGTTTACCCCAAGGCCGATGACGAGGGCTACGACAATGGCGCTGCATGGAACGGCCTGACCGGCGTGACGGAAAGCCCCAGCGGCGCAGAACCTACCGACCTGTGGGCTGACAACATGAAGTACGCCCGCCTGATCTCCGGCGAGGACTACGGCTTTACCATTGAATCCTATATGTACCCGCCCGAGTTTGAACCCTGCGACGGTCTGGGCAGTCCTGTGAAGGGCGTGCGCATCGGCCAGCAGAAGCGCAAGGCATTCGGCTTTACATGGCAGACCAAGGTGGGCACCGATCAGGACCCCGATGCCGGTTACATCATCCATGTGGTGTGGAATGCGACCGCAAAGCCTGCTGAGAAGAGCCACGAGACTATGAACGACAGCCCGGATGCCGAGACCTTCAGCTGGGAGTGCGATACCGTGCCTGTGAACATTGCAGACCTGAAGGCTGCGGCGGTGGCAGAGTTTGACAGCACTGAGCTGACCGCAAAGCAGATGAAGGCCGTGGAAGACCTGCTGTACGGCACTGAGAGCGAGGGCGCAAAGCTGCCCACCCCGGACGAGCTGCTCGCTGCAGTAAAGGCTGCTGTGTAAAAAACGCCCTCTCATCGCGCAGTCCGGCATTTGCCGGTGATGCTTGCAGCTCTCCCGAAGGGGCGAGCTTTGCTGAGAGGAAAAAATCAAAATGAACCGATAAGGAGAGATTAAGATGCTGAAAAAGACCATTTCCTATACCGACTATGACGGTAACCAGCGCACCGAGGACTTCTACTTCAACCTGTCGAAGGCGGAGATCACCGAGATGGAGCTGAGTATGGAGGGCGGCATGCGTGCCTACATCCAGAGGATCATTGCAGCGAAGAGCCAGCTGGAGCTGGTGAAGCTGTTCAAGGATGTGGTACTGAAGAGCTACGGCAAGAAGAGCGCAGACGGCCGCCTGTTCATGAAGAACGACGCCATCCGTGCTGAGTTTGAGGCACATCCGGCCTACAGCATGATCTACATGGATCTGGTGACGGACGAGGCCAAGGCAAGCGCCTTTGTGAACGGCATTATGCCCGCCGACATGCCAAACCAGAACCCGGCTATGGAAATGGCGGCGACCGTGAGTGCTGCGTCGGCATTGCCGTCGGTGAATATGGGCTGAGAAACCCTCTCACCGCTCCGTCCGACTGAATGTCGGAGCGTCACAGAGCTCTCCCGAAGGGCGAGCTGTGTTTAGAGGAAGAATGATTTTGCCGCTTCGGCGGCTAGGGATGACCGCGTAAAAAACGGCCATCCTTTTATTTTTTTGCCTTGGAAAAGACACGCATTTAAGAGCACAGGGGGAGTGAAAGAATGCTGGAATTGCACATTCCCGGCGAAGAACACTGGGATGAGCGAACAAATATGTTCGTATACGACGAGCCGGTAACTTTGAGGTTGGAATACAGCCTGCTCTCCCTGTCTAAATGGGAAAGCAAATGGCACAAGCCGTACTTGGACGAAAACGTGAAGAAAACACGCGAAGAAACGCTTGATTTCGTCCGATGCATGACCCTGACAAAGGGTGTGGACCCGACCGTATACACAAGACTGCGGCGGGAAGACTGGCTGGCCATTCAACGATATATGAGCGACCCGATGACGGCCGCGACCTTTAAAGACCGCAAAGGCGGCAAGAAGCGCGCACGCTACCAGACGGCAGACCTGTTTTACGCCGCCATGGCAAGCTACGGCATCCCGTTCGAGTGCGAAAAGTGGCACCTGAACCGGCTTTTGGCGCTGATCCGGGCCTGCGGGGAAGAGAACCTGCCGCCCGAGAAGATGGGCAGACACGAGCAGGCGGCGCACATCCGGGCGCTGAACGCACAGCGCAGGGCGAAGTTTCACTCGAGGGGGTAAGAGCTTTTGAGCAAGGTAATTGAGATCCGGCAGAAAGGCGACTTTAAGAAAAGCCTGACCTTTTTCAGCCACATCAAGAGCTGGAGTGTGCGGCCAATTTTGGAAAAATACGGCAAGCTGGGTGCAGAACGGCTTGCAGATGCTACCCCGAAAGCCACCGGAAAGACAGCGGCAAGCTGGAGCTACGAAATCAAAATGGACAAGAGCGGGGCCACGCTGTGCTGGAAGAACTCCAACATTGTGAACGGAGTGCCCATTGCGGTGATCTTGCAATACGGACACGGCACAAGAAACGGAGCCTATGTGCAGGGGGTGGATTACATTAACCCTGCCCTGGCTCCGATTTTTTCTGCTCTGACCGATGAATTGTGGAAGGAGGTAAAGAGACTGTGAGCCAGGAAGTAGACGAGCGCGTAGTAGAAATGCGGTTTGACAACGCGCAGTTTGAGAAGAATGTGCACCAGACCATGCAGAGCCTTGAGCAGCTGAACGACAGCTTACGGCTGGACGGCGCGGAAAAGGGCTTTGAAAAGATCAGCGATGCATCGGCCAAAGTGGACTTTGACGAGATGCAGGGTGCGCTGGACAACCTGAGCGGCAAGTTTTCGGCCGTGGAAGTGATGGGCGTTGCGGCTCTGAGCCACATTACAAGGCAGGCCGTGGACACCGGTGAGAGGCTGGTGAAAAGCCTTTCCCTCGATCAGGTGACGAGCGGCTGGAACAAGTATGCCAAGAAGACTGCCAGCGTGCAGACCATCATGAATGCGACGGGTAAGAGCATTGCAAAGGTGAACGGGTATCTGGAAAAGCTGATGTGGTTCTCGGATGAGACCAGCTACGGCTTTACAGACATGACTCAATCACTTGGACAGCTTACAGCGTCCGGCGGTAACATTGAGAAAGTTATCCCGATGATCATGGGTATGGCAAACGCCACGGCCTATGCAGGCAAGGGTGCAAGTGAGTTCTCCCGCGTGATCTATAACCTGAACCAGAGTTACAGTCAGGGTTATCTGAGCCTGATGGACTGGAAATCGGTAGAGCTTGCGGGCGTGGCAACTGCTGAGCTGAAAAAACAGATCATCGATACCGGTGTAGCGCTTGGCAAGATCAAAAAAGGCGATGTGACGGTTGGCACGTTCAGCTCAACACTATCGACAAAATGGGCTGACAAAGAGGTGATGGAAACCGCCTTTGGCAAGTTTGCCGAGTTCAGCGAAGCCGTGAAAAAGATGGTGGACGCGAATCCCGGTATGCTGGCATCGCAGGCCATCGATGCCTTGGCTGACCAGTACGACGAAGTGACCGTGAAGGCCTTTAAGGCGGCACAGGAGGCAAAGAGCTTCAGCGAAGCGGTGGACGCCACGAAGGACGCTGTGAGCAGCGGCTGGATGGAGACCTTTGATATCCTGTTTGGCAACTACGAGGAAGCAAAGGGATTCTGGAGCGATCTGGCGGAAGAGTTCTGGAACATGTTTGCAGGCGGTGCGGCCGGGCGGAACAACTGGCTGAAGAGTGCCTTCGGCTCCGGCCTTGACCAGCTGCTGGGAACGGGAGGCTTTGGCGAAGCCGGAGACAACTACACAAACCTTTTGCAGAAAGCACTGGTGAATCAGGGCCTGCTGAGCGAGGAAGGCATTGAAGAGGCGGGCAGCTTCCAGAAGGCGTTGGAAGAAAGCGGTGTGACGGCCCAGCAGCTGTACGAAGTGCTTGGGGAAGCGGCTGAGTATTACCATCAGCGTGCCGCCATGAGCGACGAAGAGCTGGATAAGCTGGGGTTTGACCGGGACAAGGTGGACGCGCTGGCAAATGCCTACGACTCCATGGCGGAGCAAATTCAAAATGGCAGTGTGAACCTGGACGATCTTGCAGGCAAGATGAACCAGCTGAGCGGCCGGGAACACTTTTTTAACGGCATCCTGAACGTGCTGGAAGGCATCAACAGCGTATTGAGCCCGATCCGGGACGGATTCGGTGACGTGTTCATGACTGATGGAAGCCCGCTGTACAACTTCCTGAAGGGGTTTGACGAGCTGACCGGGAAAATGGCGCTGAGCGAAGAAACTGCGGAAAAGGTGCAGAACGTATTTACCGGCGTATTCCGGGTGCTGAGCATCGGGCTGAAGGGCGTGAAGACGGTTGGCAAGACCGCTTTTATGATCCTTGGAAAGCTGCTGGATCTGCTGAGCCCGATGGGCGACCTTTTGCTGAACATCGGAAGTTACATCGGCAATTTGCTGACATGGGTGAACGAAAGCCTTGGACAGGCAGAGAGCCTTAGTGACGTGCTGGGCATCCTTGTGGGTGCTGTCGCGGCGCTGGTGAGCCCCATTGCGGACGTGGTGAAGGGCGTGAAGGCCCTTGTGCGCGGCGGAAACATGGCAGAGGCAAAGAAGCAGTTCGGCGCATTCGGCACCGTAGTGGATGCTGTGGGCAGTGTGCTGGACAAATTCAAAATAGACAGTGTTTCGGCAGGAAACGTCATCGGTACGGCATTCCAGCTGCTGGGCGGCATTCTGCTGGGAACCTTTGAGGGTGTGGGCGCACTGATCGGCCGTGCATTCAACGGGTTCAAGGGTGCCGGGGACACGGTGATCGAGTTTGCCGACAGCAAGGTGCCGCTGCTGGAGAACATCCGGGACGTGGTGCTGAGCCTGCCGGAGAAGGCAGAAAAGGCGCTGGCGGACTTTGGCGGAACGCTGACCGGCATTATGAGCAGCATCAGCGGTGCGTGCAGGGATGCGCTCAGCGCGGTGAAGGATTTCTTCAACCTGCAGGACGGCGTGGACATTTACCGGCTGCTGGCGCTGATCGACGTGGGCGCACTGGCGGCGGCGATCTACGGTGCAACGGTGCTGCTGAAGAAGGCAAGCGACAACTTCAAGAAAACATTGGCAAACCCCATTGGCGATTTCTTTAACAGCCTGACGGGTGCCGTGAACACCTGGACAAAGGCAAACACCACGAACAACCTTGCGACTGCGGCGAAAGCCATTGCAACGGCGGTGGCGTTAATCAGCGGGAGCATGTATCTGCTGGCGAAGATCGACGACCCGACACGGGCGGCGCAGGCTTTTGACAGCGTGATTGCAGAGCTGTTTGGCACGGTGGTGGCTTTGAAAGTGTTGGCGGCCACCGACCTGACAGGACTGGACACGGCGAAACTGATCGGAACGATTACGGCCATCGGCATCGGCATGGGCATGCTGGCCGCCGCATTTGCCAAAATGGGCAGTATGCATACCTATCAGGTTGAGAATGGTATGAACGCCATCAGCAGGGTGGCAAGTGTACTGATGGGCATGGTGGGAATGCTGACCGTGTTCAACACCTATGGCGACGGGACAAAGGGCTCCGGTGCATTTATTGCAGCTGCGGCGGCAATAGACATCATGATACTTGCCGTTGAAAAGATCGGCGGAATGCATACCTATCAGGTAGAAAACGGTGTGAAAGCTATTAGCGCAATGGCAGTCGCGATGAGTGTTCTTCTGGTGGCGGCTGGTGCGGCACAGAACCTTGCCGGAAAAGCGGACGTAAGCACCCTTGATAAAATCATCAAGTATCTGGTGAAGCTGGGTGGAATGCTGGTTGCCATCAATGCAATGGGGACGGCGCTGCTGATGGCGGCGGGGGCTGTGGCGATCTTTGCAAGCCTTGGTGACCATATGATGGACGGCATCCGGGGCGCAGGACTTGTAGTGAGCGGCATTGCGGCATTGCTGGTGCTGATGGCGAACACGAAGGTGAACCCCCTGCGGATGAAAAAGGGTGCAGAGAGCATGGTAATCGCCAGTGCTTCGCTGTTAGTGATGGCGGCTGCCGTAAAGCAGATGGGCAAAGCCATGGAGACGGACACCGGCGGAGCTGGCATGGCCGGCGTGAGCTTAATGCTGATCGGGCTGACAGGTGCACTGTATCTGCTTGGCAAGCGGGCACCCGAGAGCACGGCTGCGGCGGTGGCAATGATGGCCATGGGCGCGGCAATGATCGAAATGGCGCTGGCCATCAAAATGCTGGCGGATGTTGACTTTGCAGATATCGCAAAGAGCGTGTTCAGCCTTGCAGCAGCACTTGGCGTACTGATCGCAGGATGCTGGGGGCTGGGATTTGTTTCCGCAAATCTGGCATCTGCAGCCGGTGCCTGCCTGATGCTGGCCACTGCACTGTTGATCCTGACACCGGCCTTTAAGGGACTGGCCGGCCTGACGGCAGGAGAAGCCTTTGCAGGAGTGATCGGAACCATTAGTATCATGCTGGGCTTGTTTGCCATGGGTGCCATTACACCGGTGGCGGCAGGCATGGTGGTATTTTCGGCATGTCTTATCAGCCTTGGCAAAGCCTTCAGTGCATTTGCGGGCGGCATTATCAAGCTGAGCATTGCTGCGGCGATCCTGACAGTGCTGAGTGCATTTGCAGGACCGCTGCGCGAGGTGATCGTGAATGCAGCAGACGACATTGAAGCGACACTGACAGCGATCCTGACATCCATCTGCAATACCATCAATAACTGCGCGGAGCCGATCGGCGCGGCACTGCTGACCCTTTGCAAAGTGCTGATCCAGACCGTGATCGACCTGATCGGCTGGGCATGGAGCGGAGAAGGTGGCGAGGGAAACGGCATTGAAGGCGCGCTGGAAGAGCTGTGGAGCCAGTTTGTGGAATGGCTTGGCGAGAAAAAAGACGAAGCCGGGGAACTGATCGGCAAACAGCTGAACCCGGCGAACTGGTTTACCGTGAAAGGCGGACTGCTTGGAAGTTTGCTTGACTCTGCTGACACAGCAGCGGATGAGAGGGAAATGACGGAATACGGCACCTATATGGCCGAGGGCCTTGCAAACGGCCTGACCGGTCCGGAAAGCACGAACGTTGTTACCGGCGGTATAGCGACACTGTGCAGTACCGTAGAAACATTCTTCCGCAATTTCTGGGGCATTCACTCGCCCTCTACACGGATGGCAGACCTGAGCGAATACATCCCGGAGGGCTTCAAGGAAGGACTGACCGGAACGGACGGCACGGCTGCTATTGGTGACGGCATCAGCGGAATGCTGGATTCTGCCGGAAGCTGGCTGGATAAGTTGTTCCCGGGACTGTTGAATAAGGCAAAGAACTACGGCAGTCAGTTTCAAAATGCACTGCTCAGTGGCGGTGAATATCAGGGAATGCCGGGCTTTGACGAATGGTATGAAAAAGAAATATCGGCCTACCGCGTGAAGCGGCCCGGCGGCAAGACCGGACTGACTGCCGAAGACCTTGACGCGGATATAAAGAAGGACCCGGACGATGACGGGAATAAAAAACCGACAACCACCGGCAAGAAAAAAGGCTCCTCCGGCACGAAGAAGACCGTGGCCCAGCAGATCGAGGAAAAGTACAAGCCGAAGCTGGAAGCAAACAAGGCGGCACGGGAAGCACTGGACAGCGAGTACGAGCTGTGGCAGACCGAGAACCAATACAGTGCGGACGAGGACACGCTGCTGGCGAAGAAGATGGAGAACTCGGCGGCAGAAATTGCGAACCAGACCGACCGGGTGGCCATTGCACAGGCAAAGTACGACGAAATGCTGAAGCGCTGGGGCGCGGACAAGACAGAGACCAAGGAAGCCTACGCCAGCCTGCTGAGCGAAAAGACCAGCCTTGCGAAATTGCAGGCAGACCAGTACACCGGCCTGTTTGAAGACATCACGAAGCGGTATGACACCGACCTTGGTACACTGGAAAAAGAGTATAACCTCTGGACGGCCCAGAACAGCAACACTGCCTCAAAGCTGGACAAGATCGACCGGGAGACCGAGTACCAGAAGGACGAACTGGAGCTGAAGCAGAAAAAAGAAGCCAAGGCGAAGGAGCAGTGGGAGACCCTGCGGAAGGAATACGGCGAAAGCGACCTGCGCACAAAAGAGGCCTGGAACGACTATCTGGATGTGCAGACCGAGAGTTTGCAGCTTCAAAATGACATTGCAAAGCAGTCTCTGAACAAGCTGGATGCGCAGCTTTCCATCATCAAGGATGAACAGAGCCGGATGCAGAGCCGGATGGACCTTCTGACCAGCATCTACGGCGATGGCAGCCTGAAGGACCGTGAGGACGCCTACAAGCAGGCGGTGGAGCAGTACGGCGAAAACAGCGCTGAGGCAAGAAAAGCAAAGTATCAGGGCATTACCACCAGCATCCTCGGCACAGTGGAAGCGCTGCAGAACATGAATGCCGAGCTGGAAAAGACCCGGCTCATCCAGCAGCAGCTGGCGGACGGCAAGGACCTGAATGGCAATCCGCTGAGCAAAGACGACGTGAACGACCTGAAGGACCAGTTGCTCTCCTCCCGCAGTTCTATGGTGAGCTTTGCAGGGGCACTGGCAGATGCCATGGGCCTTGAGGACAGCGCTAAAAGCGCGGTGGTAAAGCTTGCCAATGCCATCCAGAAGAACTGGGTGCCCATCAGCAATGCGTGCAGCGAGGTGTGGACGAAGGTCTCCGGAGCCATGGGCGAGGAGATGACGAACACCCTGAGCACCGTATTCAAAGCGGCATTCAGCGAGGAAGGCATGGAGATCGGGACGGAATTCGTCTCGGCCATTGCATCCGCCATGCAGGGAGACTACGCCGGTGCCATTATTTCGGCGGCAACGGGACTGATCGATCTGCTGTTTACGGACACTGGAAAGCAGCTGACCGGCGGGGCAGGAGACATGCTGCTGAAGCTGTTTTCCGGAATTCAAAATGGAGACCTTGCGGGAAAGCTTGCTAACATCGGGACAGCCGCGGCAAATGTCGGCAATTCCCTGAGTGGACTGCTGCCCATGCTGGGACAGCTGGGAACGACAGGAGCCGGTGCAGGAATGGCAGTTGGCGGCATTGGCGAAGCACTGGGCGGGCTGGGCGCTTCCATACTGGCGGTGCTGCCAGAACTGCTGATTGTGGTGGGCATTATTGCAGCCATTGCAGCGCTGATCGGCGGTATTGCGTGGTTTATCAGCAGCCGGAAGAAGGAAAAGGCCACCGGCGCAAAGGACGTTGGCTCGGAGATCGACAAGGGCATCAGCGATGGCGTGAAGGAAGATGCGCCCATTGTGGACGATGCCGTGAGCGACATGACCGAGAACGCCATGGACATTGCGAAGGGTGCGCTTGGGACCATCAGCAAGGTGATGGGCGACGACTACGAGTACACGCCCCAGATCGTACCCGTGGTGGACCTGACCAACGTGCTGGAAGGTGCGGACGAGATCGACAATGCCTTTGCGGCGACAAGATCACTGAGCCTTGACGGAGACGTGAGTCGGAACCTTGCAAACAAGATCGATGCCGAAGTGCAGCTTCAAAATGGACTGAAGAGCGCCGGAAATGAGGACACACTGCGTGCCATCAACGCACTGGCCGGGCACATGGACGGCGTGGCCGAGAGCATCAAGGGCATGAGCGTGACCATCAACGGCAGAAAGGCCATTGGCTACATTGATGACCGGATGGGACGGCTGACTGCAGCGAAAGTGAAGTGAGAAAATGGCGATCATCAAAGAACTGAACCCCGGTGATACCCTGAAAGTGTACGAGGACGGCGTTGCAGCAGAGTTTGTGGTGGCCCAGCACAACTACGAAAAAGACCTGAACGGCAAGGGCAAGACCATGCTGATGCGCACCACCCTGCTGAAAGACGCAGTGAAGTGGGGCAACAACAAGAAAGATGTTTCGTGGAAGAACGAGCCGACCCTGCGCAACTGGCTGGAAAACACCTACGCAGCACGGCTGAGTGAGGACACGCTGAAGACCATCGTGCCGGTGACGATCAGGTATGATTATGGTTCAAGTGAGAGCGGTACGCTGGAAGAACAGCGGTTCTTTGTGCCAAGGGTAGTAGACTTCAGCGGAGATACGGCGCTGTTTACGGGAATCCGAAGATTTTTTGAGGATAGTCTGAGCGGCGGCAGGGCGGATATTACCGAAGGAAGCAACATCTACGACCTGTGGACGTATGTGTTCAGCACGCGAAGCACCAAAAACTATGAAGATGGCGATAACACCCGCGGAGAGGCGCTGAGCCTTTACGTGAAGCACGGCAGAGGTGCCGACCCCGGGTCGCCGGGGTACATTAACACCTACTGGGATACGACAACGGGACAGTGGGGAGTTTCCAGCCCGAATATTCTCGTATGTTTCTGCGTGGACGAGAACGCCACGGTGGACGACAATGGATGTCTGACAGCCAACAGCGGACCGGAGATCCAGAGCAACTACTTTGGCATGAACGGCGTATTTGGGCGGTGGGGAAAGTTCGGGCTGCCGTACCGCGTTTATGATGCAGATGGTAACACCATTACCGTGACCGAAAAGCTGAACGGCGAAGTGCACAGGACGTTTACGGCAATTCAAAATGGAGTATACCGGTTTGAAATATCACAGAAAGAGCTGGAAAGCTTTGACTGGAACACCGACTATATCCTGACGGTAGAAGCCAGCGACGGCCGGACCACTAACCGGAAAAGCTGCAGAGTGAACCGCATCCGTTCATCCGGGTACGTGGTGTACATCGGGCAGATCAAAGGCACAGCGGATGGACAGAGCTACTACTGGACAGAGCGAAACATTCTGGACGATCCGTTCAACGAGAATGCGCCGGTGATCCTTGACCCGGAAGTGGCACTGGAAGCCAACGAGATCAGTTCGTTTACCTTTACTGTGCCCGTCTCGAACCCATTCTACGACAAGCTGGAGCTGAAAAAGCCGGTAGTCAGCATAGAAGAGGACGGCCGCGAGATCTTTATGGGCTACATCACTGAAACGGAAAAGAACTTTGAGCTGGACATGGAAGTGACCTGCGAGAGCGAGTTTGGATACTTGCAGGACAGAGACTGTCTGGTAGAGAACAAGTTCTACACGGCGTCCGAACTGCTGGCACTGGCGCTGACCGTGGAGGATGACCCGGAAGAACACGTCGGCTTCAAGGGCGAAGGCAAGGTGTTCCTGCCCGGAAACGTGACCGTGGAAAAGCCGGAAAGCGACACGGACAAGGAGACCAAGGCCATCAGCGACTGTTGGAGCGTACTGACAAACAGCCTGACCGGAAAGTACGGCGGATATCTGCGCCTGCGCAAAGAAATCAAAATGGTGGACGGCGTGCGCGTTTACACAAGATATCTGGACTATCTGGCAAAACTGAACGACAAGACCGATCAGGTGATCGAGCTTGGAAAGAACCTGCTGGACATTTCGTACTACATCAAGGCCGGGGACATCGTGAACTCGGTGAAGGCATATGGTTGGTACAAGAGCGGATGGTTCTTATGGGAGACCACGAACCCCATCTCGCGGGAAGCGTACAACGGAGAATCCATCAAGAAGTACGGCCTGTGCCAGCGCGTCCTTGTGGTGGAAGGAACCGATTCCACGGGAGACAGCCTTTTGAAGAAGGCCACGGACGAGCTGAAAAAGTACAGCGGTTTCACCGGAAGTGTGCAGATCAACGCTGCAGACCTGTGTGATATTGGCGTGGACACCGACCGGCTGGACTTTATGAAGGAGACGTACGTGCTCGCGGAACCGCACAGTATCGATGACTGGCTGCCTTGCACGAAGGAAGTGATCCCGCTGCATGAGCTGGACCAGAAAGACTTTACCTTTGGCGCGACCACGGCAAAGCTCTCGTCTTTGCAGGCGGGCAACTTTGCAACGGCGGGCAAGGCGTGGAACGCGATCCAGTCCACCATTGGATACATCAACAAGTGAGGAGGATCAATGTACCATTCTCTTATTATAAATGTAGGCGACAACTACATTGACACCTGGGACGACTGGAAGCTGATCCCTTCCTCGCGGCCGGTGATCGCACCGCCCATTGAGCGGACAAAGTTCGTAACTGTGCCATGCAGAGACGGCGCATTGGACTACAGCCGTACCCCTGCAAACCGTCCTACCTACGATGACCGTACCGGAAAAATTGAGTTCTACCTCGAAAACGACTATGCCGGCTGGGACTGGGAGACCGCGTACACGACCATCTGCGAGACCTTGAAGGGACAGCGGGTGCGGTTTGCGCTGGAGGACAATCCCAGCCATTATTATTCGGGTCTCTTGTGGGTGAGCCAGTTCAAAAGCGACAAGGGGCACTCGAAGATCACGCTGGAGTACAACTTGCACCCGACCATGTACACCCTGAAGGTGGAAGCCGTGGCGCTGAACGTATACGACCTGAAGCTAAACAGAGGCATGGAGTATCAGCTGCTGGTGGGCGTTGGGCCGACGAATACGTTCTACCGCAAGATGAACGTGACCGCGAAACCGCGGGATGTGGTGAAAATTACTCAAAATGGGACCATTCTGGCCCTGCGGAAAGGCACAGCGGTGGTGACGGCAGAGTGCGGCGGCATGAAAGCCGAGTGCGCCGTGACGGTAGGCGCTTACGAGAGCTTTACCATTGAGCGTGCACTGGACGGCGTGAGCGAGACGAACCCGGTGGGGAGCATCGTTGCCGGCATGAGCTATCAAAACGTGTTCAACGTAGGCGACAGCGAGAAGGAAATGCTGGAACTGACCGTAGAGATGGGAGGCACGGATGTGAC